CATCTGCACAATCATATTTTTGTTTATAAAAAAAAGTTTTGGAATAGACTTCATCAATCTCATTAAATTGCATTTGATCTGTACTTATACTCATATTTTATCTTATCCTTTCTTTTTAGGTTTTTAATTTTATTCCAAGTAACACCATTGATAGACCTAGATCCCTCAATGATGTTCTTGAAAGTTTGTATAGCTAACTTTTCTATATTTAGCTTAGTTGAGAGTTTGTCTTTTTCTTTCATTTATATTCTTTTTTAATTGGTCTAATTTCTTGCTCCAAAGTTCCTTCCAATCTTTAGGACAGTTCCATCTCATATATTCTAAGTTCCTTATTCTCCTTTTATCCCTTGAAGCTATATTAAAATCATAGACTAAAGGCAATCCAAATTTATTTCTTGTCATTTAAATTTACTCTTTCTGGTGTTGATAATATTTCCCAACCTAAACCTTTTTCAATTAAAGTTTGGCATTCATCTATTTGCTCAGAATTTATAAAACTATCAAATTCATATTCAAGTTCTAAATCATTTAAAAATTGTCTTGCATCATCAAAACTTTTATATGCAATTATGAGTTTTTTTAAAAACTTTCTAAATTCTTCATTAGGTACTTTTGGTTTCATTTCTCCCCCTTTATTAGTTTAACTATATTATTAAAGTATTGTTTAGGTAAAAAAACTATATCTTCCTTTATTCTAAATTCAACATCTTCCATATCCATAAAGTCATAAAACTTTTTACCTTTATTTTGCGACTCTAGGATATTAGTTATTGATTTATAGTCTTTAGCTTTCATTATGCTCCTCTCTTTTAATTTCTAAACCAGTTAAAAAAGAATTAAGAGCTGTATATAATTCTCTTTTAGTTGTGTATCCTGTATTTAATGGAGTAGAAACACCGCCACCATCATTACACATTTTATGTAATTGAACACCACCATAAGCATGACTTAAATGGTAATTACCTATATTACTTTTAAATTGTCCTTGCTCATTTTTTGTATATGGTTCAAGTGGTGCATTTACAGCTTGATTAATTAATTTAACTTTATACTCCAATTGTTTTTCTGTTACTCTATTTGTCATTGTTTACCCTTTCTATTGGTTGTTGTTTAGTCTTAAAGTTGTGTCAATTTCTATATTCTTGTTTGCATCTTGCATAAAATTTTCAATATCATTATCAAAGAACCAACACTTAGTAATTTTATTATAATGACCTGTATTTTTATGATTAGTTAAATAATCTTTATTATTACAAAGATTCCAGGCTTGTCTTTTTATTAACCAATTTTTACCTTTTGCTAATCCAACATTTAAACCAGTTGCATCATCAATTAAAGTGTAAGAAGTTTTAAAAGCTCCTTGTATTTTTTTAATTGTAATCATGTTTTTTGTTTCCTTTCTTGATTCGTTAAACATACTAAACTTATACAACTTTTGTATAATATGTCAAACTATATAAGCTAAGATTGTATAAATATTTATGTTCGCTAAATGTTCTTATTGATTACCCAAAATTTGACATATAGAAGGTCTAGCAAGGGAGGAATAAAAGAATATGGAAAAGACAAAGAATGGGTTCGCTATGATCCCAAATTCAATCATATATGACGATAAGCTAGGAAATGAGGCAAAAGTCTTATTTTGTTATATTAAGTCATTATCTGCTAATTATAGGAACTTAAGAAACTCTAATTTATGCAAGAAACTTGGTGTTTCTGTTAATACCTTACAAAAGGCAAAAAAGGAGCTGGTTGATAATGGATATTTAATTATCCACAGATTATCAAGTGCCAATAGATATACACTAAGACTACCCAAAAATAGGGTAATCAGGGTGTCAAAATCTAAGCAACCAGACTACCCAAAATTTGGGCAGTATTTAGAGAGTAATAACAATAATAATAATAACAATAATAATAAGAAAAAGTTTAAAGGTTTTAAGAAATGAATGAAGATGAATATTACTATAATAATGAACCTTTACAATTAAGTTATAAGAACACCTACACCCCCCCTGAGAAGATTGAAATAGTTTTACAGATTGAGAACGATTTCAAGAGTGGAATGTTATCTGCTAATCAGATGCGTTGGATAGTAAACAATCTTAAGTTTGGAGCTTGGACTGTTCAAAATATTATAGATAAAATGATGTTTAATAATAAGATTAAAATTAATCCTATTACCCTTGATAATAGAACATTTAAAAAGAAACCTACACCATTTGATTTGTAATATACTATATATTGTGTTAAAGAAATTATAGACTACTAGCTCCCTTGCGTTAGTCTAAATAAGTTAATTAACTAGACCTGGTAAGTGCTTTCTATTCCTTTCTTTCTTGCCTTGCCAGGTCGTTAAATAAATAAAATATTATGGCAGGTCGACCTAGAAAACTTACTGATAAATTAAAAGCACATATATTATCTTTAATCGCAGATGGCTTAACAATTAGAGAACTATTTTCTAGAGAAGATGTTCCTATTACTTGGCAATCATTTAGAGCTTATCTTATAAAAGATAATGAATTAATGTCTAATTATGTTCGTTCAAAAGAATTGGCAATTGATTTAAAATTATCTGACTTGGAAGATAAAAGGAAAGAATTAGAACTAAAGATTGAGTCAGGTGACTTAGACCCCAAAGCTGCTCAATCTATGGTGAACCTTTATAAAATTATTACAGCTCATAATCAATGGTCTGCTAGTAAATTATCGTCAAAAACTTATGGCAAAGCAGCTGAAACATTGCAGATAAAAGGTGATAACAACCAACCATTGTCAATATCTTGGACTAAACCTTAGATTTATTATGATTATTTCTTTTGCTAAACCTTCTAGAACTGTTGATTTAATTGGTTTAGTGGTAAAAACTACACACATAAAATCTAGATATTATACATGAGTGTTGCAAAAATATCACACAATTACTTAGAAAGGTTCTAAACTGGTGATAACGCAGTATTATCGGAAGTTTTATATCAGTAACGATAAATTATCGTTTTAAATGTTATGGTTGTAATAACTGAATTATGAAGAACAAATAGCGAACATGGGGGGTTTTAAAAGTGGTATACCCACTTTTTAGGTTACCGACTAAAATAATATTGATACAAGGCATAAACAAATGGATGATACTTTTCTAAAAACAATAATCTTCATTATGAAAGATAAGAAAACAAAGAAACCAATTGTGATAACTCACTTTAGAGGTTTTAAAAATAAAGCTGAAGCTGATGACTTTTCAGATTTTTTGAAGTATCAATTTATAACAGAAGATGATTTTGATAATTCAAATCAAACAATTCATTAAGGGGGGGTTTGTTTTAAAATGAAACAAATTGTCATTCCTTACGCACCAAGAGAAATCCAAAATTTTTTGCATAAAAAATGCGATAATAACCGATTTAATGTAGTGATTGTTCACAGGAGAGGAGGTAAAACAGTCTTTGCTATAAACCACCTTATTAAAGCAGCTCTGACATCTAATAAACCTTATCCAAGATATGCCTTTATTTCTCCTTACAGGTTGCAAGGTAAATCTACTGCTTGGGATTACATGAAGCAATTTTCTGCCACAATTCCAGGAGTTAAGTTTAATGAGTCAGAACTAAGGGTGGACTTTTCTATAAACAATTCAAGAATACAAATCTTAGGCGGTGAGAATAGTGCAGCTATCAGAGGTCAATACTTTGATGGTATAGTTTGTGACGAAACACAAAACCTTTCGCCAGACCTTTTTGATACCATTTTAAGACCATGTTTATCGGACAGAAAAGGCTTCGCTATTTTTATCGGAACTCCGATGGGAAGAAACTGGTTCTACGATTTACATGAGAAAGCTAAAAGTAATAAAGATTGGTTTACTAAAGTATTTAAAGCTAGTGAAACAAAGATCATAGCTCAAGATGAATTAGATGCTGCTAAACAAACAATGTCGCCTGAAAGTTACGAACAAGAATTTGAATGCTCATTTCAAGCTGGAATAAGTGGTTCTTACTTTGGATCTATAATTGAGGAGTTAGAGAAGTCTGGCAATGTTAAAAACTTTGATATAGACGAAAGTTTAGATGTTGAAACCTGGTGGGATTTAGGAATGAACGATAGTACAGTAATCACCTTTGCTCAACGAAGAATAAATGGTGAAATTAGAATTATTGATTGCTACGAAAATTCTGGTGAGGGATTAGAGCATTACATAAATGTCATAGATAGCAAACCTTACAACTATTCAAAGCACATAGCTCCACATGATATTAGAGTTAGAGAGATAGGTACAAATAAATCAAGATGGGAAACCGCTAAAGAACTAGGCTTAGAATTTGACATAGCACCCAAACTTAGTGTAGAAGATGGTATTGAGCAAGTAAGACGAATGTTACCCAAGTGTTTTTTTCATAAAAACAATTGCAATAAGCTAGTAGAAGCATTAAAATCATATTGTAAGCGGTGGGATGAAAAAAATAATTGTTTTAGGAATAAACCCCTACACAATTGGGCATCACACTTTTGCGATTCGGTAAGGTATGGTGCTGTTACAGAACCACTAGAAACATCGAATTGGGATAAGCCAATAGAAGTAGATACAAATTATATAGTTTAATATGGCAAAAAAAAATAAAGAAATATCAAATTTAGAATTACAAAGTTTATTATCAGGTCAAATACAAAATGCTTTAGGTTATCTAGGTGGTCAGTTATCAGACTCTAGAACTAAATCGTTAGAATATTATTTAGGTGATAAACTAGGAACAGAAATAGATGGTCGTAGTCAGGTAGTATCAACCGATGTTGCAGATACGATTGAAAGTTTGTTACCAAATTTATTAAGAGT